TTTCAAGCCTTCCAAAATAACCTGTTTCATAATCTCTCCAAAAGGGAGAGGGCTTTCGCCCTCTTTTATCAAGCAGCCGTACCAGTCGAACGATAACGAACGCCAGCGTTAGGATCGCGCACCGAAGTGGCTGCACGAGTCTCGCCATAGAATGTTATAGATCCCGGAACTGTCTGGTCGTATCTCCTGAGAACCATTGAGAGACGCATGACGATGGTGTGGAACTGCTGCCAATCCGCAAAGTACATCGGATAGTAGGAGGTCGTTCCTGCTGCGCCGGTGGTGGGCTGGCTGGGGTTATCAACATACTTGTTGACTGCAACCTTGAAGCCGAGCAACTCACCAACGATGCCATCGGTGCGTGACAGACCGTCAACATAGATCGGACGGCCTTGCAGATCGACTAACCCACGGATTCCCTGAAGCAGGATCGGGTTAATCATCAACGCTGCTGTCGGTGTCCAATACTGCTGTGGCAAGCTGTAAATAAAGTTCACTACGTCTTTGTAGTTCACGTTATTTGCCGCGACCGTGTTGGCGTTAGTCGTCAACTGATCGTAGGTAGCAAGCGAGTGCAGACCGTTGGTCGTTGCAGTTCCAGACGTACCGAAAGCAGCTGTCGAGCAAGAACCGCCCGTGTAGGTTGCATTAGCACCAGCGTACTGATCTAAACCGCGCAAGCCATCAGCGCCGCCTGTAGACACAGAGGTTCCGGTTCCCGACTGATCGTTGTTCTGGATCATCGAGGTTGCCATTGCCTGCTGGAACTCCATCAGCATATCGTCGACAACGTTAGCCTCAAGACCGTCGATGTCATCAAGCGCTGCGGTACGGATGGGGAACTGAGCGTTTAGATCCTTAAGGATCACCTGCCAAATGCTCGTGGCTTCAGTTGTAGGTGTGCCGTTGTTCTGAACGGTGTAGCCCCACTGAGCACCTGCATTGCCGGTTTTGACTCTAAATTGATATGCAGAGCCGTCAGTTGCAACGATGCGCGACAGATCCATCAAGGGATTTCCGAGACGCTTTGCCGCGAACACGGGATCGTAAGCTGTGCGGCCACCAACGTCGTAACCCGAACCCGTAAGAGCTGAGGCTTCCTTGATGTACGCTTCGCACTGATCGACCGATTCAAAGATCTTGACTTCGCGCTCGATGTTGTTACCGGCCTTAACGTACTCTTTGAGAACGTCCTTAAAGCGACGATTTGCTTCGCCACGAACGGTCTTGTGAATCGGACGGATGATCGAAGGAGCGGCAACTTTTGCCTCTAAAGCGGCAATCTTTGCCTCTGTTTCGGTTTTAAGCGACTCGACAGCCTCAGCAACTTTTGCTTCAACAGCTTGAGCGGTTTCTGCCAATTTGGCAGCGCTAGATGCTTCGATTGCATCCAGTTTTTCAATGACTTTTTCCAACATTTTGAAATCTCCTAACGGGTTGAAATAGCTTTCAGCAACTCGCGGTATTCGAGCGCTTTCAGCAACTCCGCCGCATCAGACTCACTCTGAGTGGCAGTTTGTTGATCGCCCGCAGCATCACGCTGTTCCAAAATGGCTTTCAACACACCGGACGCGGCGGTCGCATCCCGGCGAGATAGCCCTGCATCACGCAAAGCCTTCTCAATCGTTCTCGGATTGGGTTTTGAGCCCATCCAATACTCAAGTCTACTGATCTCAGCCTTCGGATTATTAGGCTGCATCACGATAGAAACCTCGGCCAGACCACCTTTGACGATCTGAAAGAACATGTCTGGATCGTCTGTGGGCTCGCCATTCTCATCAACCATTTGATACTCATCTGCATACGCACCGACAGAAACGCTTCATGATCGTATAAAGATCAGACCCGGAAGTGGTGTTCAGGAAGATCTTTCCTGTGCCGGTCATGCCTTCGTCCGTAATATCGAACTTCGACCACTCGCCGACAGGCATCATGTCGCTTGAGTGTTGAAAGTACATAGGAAGTGGCCTTCCTGCTTCCATCCACATTTCGTGCCACGCCTCAAAAGCCTCTGGCGTATAAAAGAACCGTCGACCGTCAGCGCCTTCTCTTGCGCCCCACGTCGTAAGTGTGGCTTCGATTTCACCCGTGGGCTCGCCCGTTGCCTCGTCGGCTTTCCTGCCTAGCTCAACTTTGGCCTCGTAGAAAAAAGTGATGTTCTTAGCCATTGATAGGTTCCTTTTTTACCATTCCGTCGACTAACTTAGGCTTTGGCTTTCTCTTGTCTGCCGCGGCCTTGAGTTTCTCTAATAGATCCTTAAGCATTTCCGGCTCTGCCTGTCCTATTGACCACCTTAAGGTTTCCACCACCGCCAGTATCTTGCGGAGAACTGCCGGGAATAGGGCCATCGTTACCAGCGGCAAGCAACAGATCATCAGCACCATCGAGAGAGTCAAGTCCCAGATATTCACGCGCCTCATTCTGCGTAAGAATCCCATTCTTGACCCCTGCAACGACGTAGTTCATCTGATCCAGCGGAGCGCCCTTTAGGAAGTCTTGTGTTTGAAACTGAACGTGTAAATTCGGATAGCCCTTTAATAACGACAATTTTAACCGCTGCTCAACGTTCGTGATAAACGGCATCATCGTTGACTTATAGAACTCATCTAGCATCGTTTGAGTATTGTTGTACTTTGACTCACCGACTCCGATCATTGCAGGAGGCACGCCAAACAATCCACAGATACGCGTCATTGTTTGTTTCTTAAGCTCTCTTGCATCTACATCCTGAAGCGTCAGAGGCTTGATGGCTTCGTAGGTCATGCCCTGATCTAACAACATAGATTGCCCCGGCTTACTCTGATCCGATGGCTGGCTGTTCAACATGTTTGTCCACGCTTCTTTAAGACGGGATGCAATCTCTTTGAACTTTGAGTCAGGGATGACTTGCTCAGTACGGAACAAACCAGATGGTTTTGCACCGTTCAACATAATAAAGTTGGAATAGAGGTCGATGTCCTGATCTAAGGAGACCAACTCGACAGCTTGCAAGCGGTTAAACGAACTAGAACCTTGCCACGGCTCAGACTTCGTGTGCATCACTTGAAAATACTTAAGCGGCTCGTCTTTATTGAAGCCGTAAGACGAGCTGGTAAGCGTGTAAAACGGATAACGAGTCTCTGAGATCCTCGGCACGATGAGCGTCGAGTCTAAGACGTACATCTCGAGCGGAATCTGTGTCGGTTCCTGTGCGTCTTTCCTCCAGAGTAATACGAAAGTCTCACCGGCCAGCTCATGCCACATTGTGAACTGATACCAAAACTCGTATTGACTTTGGAAGTTATTAGGATTCGCAAGAAGGTTAAGAACGCTTGCTGCTCGGCTCTTTTCGCGCTCAGGAACGCTAGGATCGGTCTGCGTGTCTACAAACGTGCCGTCAGCCTGTTTAGACATGATTTTGACGGGTAATTGAGCAAGAGATCGAGCTTTTGCCCCTACGCAAGCCATCACAGTCGAGTTTCTAGCAAGTGTCGTTATATCGACAGTTCGCCCTGCTTCATTAACAGCAGAAGTCGTAACGTATAAAAGCTGGTTAGATCCGTAGCCCTGCCCCTTGCCACGGAGCATGACGTTGTTGCCTAAAACAGTGTTGCCAAAGAGCGAATTCGACTCTTTTTTGTCTGTTTTACGCTTGAATACGTCGAATAAGCCCATTTTTATCCTCAAAAGACTCTGAATCCGTACGATTCAGACGGCATCGGGTTGTCCAGACTACAGTGCATCGCAATAATCAAGGCAATAATCCCGTCGACCTTAGCGTGACGATCCACACCGGCTTTCTTGACTTTGATGTTGCCTTGAACGTCCGTGAACACTTCGCAATTGCCCAGTTGATGTCCTAAGAATGGGTTTCCGTCGTGTCTGATCTTGTGGCTTAGAATGAGTCGCTCGACATGCTTCGACGGGTTAGAAAGCACCGCCATTCCTTGACCGACTTTCTTTACTGGCATTCCGACTTCGTACAGCCTTGCTACTAGAGCCGCAGCATTGTAAGCGTCGTAGCCGACTTCTTTTATGTCGTATTTCTGGCTTTGCCCAATAATATACGCCGAAATCTCTCTATCGTCCATCACGTTACCTTCCGTGATGTGCAAGATCCCCGAATTGATCGCCTGTCTAAAGATGTCTTGATAATGAGTTGGCAGTAATTCAAAGCCATCCTCGGGAAGAAAGAACTTCCACTCGGCTTCGTAATCATCCTCGGCAAACCTTTTTAACGTACAAACCGCGTTTAGATCTCGTGTGGCTGCTAAGTCAAAACCGATAAATACCGCTTCGGGTTCTCTCTCTGTCAGCCCTACGGATTCATCCCAATGTGTGCGGTCAACCCACGCAGTTTCGGCAGATACATAAACGTTAAGCGTCTTACAGAGAAACTCATTGAGCGCAGCGGGCTTAATCTTCGCCTCTTCGCATCGCGCAACAATCGCATCGTGCGACACAGAGATATTGTGCATCGGGTTAGCCTTAGCCCATACCTTTTCGTCTCTCCAATCATCACCAGCATCGAGAGAGTAAAGAAGGCCAAACCATCGCGGGTTATCAGGTACGTCCTGATGGAGGATGTGCTCCATCACCTGAAAGTCCTCGAAAAACTTTGTGTCGCGAGTAAAAGAAGCGGTCGTAATGTATAGCCGAAGAGGATTAAGCCGAGATACCATCCCTGAATGCAAGACCTCAATCGCATTCCTGTCTACGATCTGGCTCGCTTCGTCAATGATCGCGCAAGAAGGGTTGAGCCCGTCTCCGGTCTTTTTAGTGTCTCTGGAAAGAGCTTTCATCATGCTCTGGCTGTCGCCAGATTTGGTGATCGTAAACTTACCGGGAACAAACAAACCGGAGAGTTCTTTCGGCATTGTCTCAACAAAGCCCTTAGCCGTCGTGAAAACAATTGAGGCCTGATCCCGGTTTGTAGCGAGCGTGTAAACCTCAGCTCCTGCTTCTCCAAACCCTAGCTCATAAAGTGCGATCAGCGCCGTTAATGTCGATTTACCAGCCTTGCGCGGGATGTAGACAATGACATCCTGCACCATCCGCTTTTGTCTGTCTTTCTTACTCCTGAATCCGTAGATGGCACAGATAATAAGAATCTGGAAAGGCTCCAGCGTAACGGGATGTCCAGCCCATTGACCTTTTACATGCTTGCAAAGTGCGGTGAACTGTAGAAAGTGATTGACAGGGCCGGGATCAAATATCCATTCCCATTCTTTATTTTCTATGTGATTTAGAAACCGCTGGCAAGCGAGACGCACATTTCTACACGCGTCAATATCACCCTTTACTACGCTAACAGCGTACTCAATCCCATCTTCTAGTTTCATGTTCCGAACTTAGGTCCTTTCAGGAAGTCGTTTATTTTCGTGTTGTCATCGAGCTTATTGGCTGCCAACCTAGACTTTGGTGTTAACCCCAACTCAGACATAAGTTTAATGGCATTCTCCATCGCCTTATTTGCAAGGCTTATGTAAGGATTGGGCGCAAACGTTTTACCAGCGTTAGTTTCCACAATAAGCGGCTGACTATCTATCGCCGACCTTGCGTCAATGTAGATCTGAAGCTGATCGGCAAGCATCATCAGCGTGTGCCGGTCTTGCTCCGAGCCAATCCCATACACGCTGAACAAATAATCAGCCGTTTCCTTGACGAACTTTTTGCGCGTAAACGATTTGGGGTTATCTGCCCACTCAGCAAAAGGAATCCTGCGTTTTAAGTCCTCTGGCAGGAATACGCCTTCCTTCGTTCCTTTGGTTCCGTGAATACGATGGATTTCAACGGGAATTCTTGCGGTCATGACGGTTCTCTCCTTTGCATCTAATG